TTTTTTATGATCATCCCAATCATAAACATCCATATGAGTAAATAAACTACTAGTTGGCTCATAATACATCCATTTTTCAAATCCATCAAACGAACCAATTACGTCATTCTTTTTAGCTCTAGTAACTGTTACATTCCCTTGTAACGCTGTTGTATCTCCTCCGGCAGCACTATTTAATATTGCCAATCTAGAATCATAATATTCTATAAGTTCAACTTTATACTTAAAGTTTGCCAACCTTTCTTGTGCAGATGAAAAATGAATAAAGTTTTCAAAATTACTATAATCAATTCCTATATCTACTCCTGCCAATGAACCAGAAAACATAGCATCTACAATTTGTTGCGATGTTGTTAAATTTGCATCTAATAGTTGGTTCCAAGTATTAAAATCTGTTTCTGTTATTGTTCCATATGAAGGATCTAATTCAAAGTTAGGTCCTTGTAATATTGTAGGTTCAAACTCTTCAGCTCCAGGTCCTGATAAATCAATATTATCTATTATAGAATCCGATAGTTGTTCTACAACCCAAGCTTGAGTTTTTTCATTTATATCATCCGGTAATGGTTCATATAATCGTACAACAAAATCATTTTTATCTTCCCAATCTTTTTGGTTGATAATTTTATAAACTTTATTCTCACCAAAATTAAGAGCTACATCATCAGATAATGGTTTTTCTACTACCTCTTGTACAATTGGAACACCATTTTCATCTAATACAGTTTCTTGTTCTCCTGTCTTTGGATTAACTCTTGTTTCGAAAACTTTATCTGTATAAGAATTTTGACCAAATGCTTCTAGATAACTATCAATATCTAAATCAGCATCCGGTAGTGCTTTTATCCACAACTCACGACGATCATCAGAAATTTCTTTTATATATAGACCAGGCTCTTCTTCTTCTCCTAATAAATTTTTATGTACATTTACTACTACTTCAAACTTACCACGTTGAACTCCTAATGATTCAACCGCCTTTCCAAAATTGATTTGTATTGTGTCTTTATCCCATTCGAAATCATCAATTTGTCCACCGGTAATATAATTTGACTCATCTAATTTACCAACAGTATATAAATGTAATTCTACAATTGGCCTATCGTCTGGAGAAATATTTTTTGTGTCTAATTTTAACATAGGCACATCATCTTCGTTCCAGATCATACCACGAACAGGACCGTTAGTTTCTATTATTTCGTCTTTATTTGTAAATCTTTCTAATGCCATATCTTATTGTCCCGGTAAATAATTATCAAACGTTAACCCTGGAACATACTCATTTAATATTTTTTGAGGTCCTTTTGGCCAAGCAATTCCAAATTTCTTTTTTCTACCAATTTTGTTATGTACTTTTTTTCTCATGAACTGAATTGCTCTATATTGTTTTTTTAATTCATTTGCTAAGAAATTATCAATTTCGACTACAACTTGTGTTACTTGACTAAATACTCCATCGCCTTCATTTAATTGATCGAGAAGATTTTCTAATCCTGTCAAGTTAGCTAAAATTGCTTCAAATTGTGATACTTCCATACTTTGCAGTATTGCTTCATCTATTAAACCCATATTTTGATATGCAGTATCAATTGTATCTTTAACCCATGGCATATTTTCATCAGCCGCTTGTGCAGCTTGATTGAATCCATCTACTTCATCATCTACTTCATTATATATACATGCTTTAAGATACCAATTATCATCCATAAACCTCCATGGCGGCAAATCATATTCATCTGCAGGAACCTCTCCAGCTAATTTATCAACTAAGAAAAAGGCTCCTACCACTGCAGCTACACCTAATGTAATTGGATTGGTAATAGCTCCTACAACATATTGACCAATTGAAGGAACTACTGTAACAGTAGGTAAACATGTTGCAGTAACAGTAGCACCACCTGCTCCAATAAAAGTTATTGTTGTTGTTCCAGCTGCTAAAGCTGCTGCATTTGCTGCTGCAGCTCCTACCGCTGCACTAATACCTGTTGCTAATGCAACACCAATTGGTATTGATGCTCCTACTGTATATGCTACTGACGTTGTTCCTACCGCATTATATGCAAAACTTTTCTTAACTCCTCCACTCATCCATGCAGCAAATTTATCACGTTGAACGGTTTTCATCCATTTATATTTACTTACAATTTTCTCTTCTTGTTTTTCATTGAATGCCCATTTGATACGTAATGTTTTTGAACATACCTTAAATAAATTAGATTTAGATTTTTTTGTTTTTAATTTTTTTCTTTTCTTTTTAACATACTTCCACTTGCCCTTTCTACTTATGAATAATTTATATAATGGTCCTTTAGGTCCTAACTTTCTTTCATAATATTTTGTTAAATCTGTCGGTAATGCATCTATTTGAATTTTTGTTTGTTCTACTTTAGCAGCTATACTAGGCCATATTTCATATATCTGATCTTTGATCGCATCAATTTGTTCTTGTGCAATTGCCGCTTCAACCATTTCCATATATGCTGTTTTATTATAATATGCTAACGATCCCGGAGGTTCAAAGTCTTTAAGTTCTGTAATATCAAATGGATTGCCTCCATTATTGTAATTATCAATATATTCTTGATATTCGGCTGTATCAATACCTTTAATTTGGTCTTCATCTACATCAACTATATGCGGAAATGCAGACCATAATGGATGACTGTCATTTTGAAATGAATTATCACCTTCTAATACAGAGTTAACACCTCTAGTATCTGATACAGCTCCTCCGGCGTCTGTTACTTCTCGTTCTTCATTAGCAGCATCACCAACAGTTGGAACTACCGTACATCCTCCATTATCAATCAATAATTGCACCATACCTTTTTCGCCATATCTACCTGCATTAGACGGAGAATATTCTGATATATCAATATCATTTACATATGCATATGCTTGCATTGTCCTTGACCCTCGAACAAATTTCCAATGACCTTGCATCATCATTCTTATATTCAAAACAGCATCATCAGAAGCTATATCTGTATCTTGTGTTACATCGCCTTGGTCATATGGTACTGGCCAATCTCCTACAATCATTTTGCCTTCATATTTTTCACGTAACTTTTCTTTATAAGTTTGTTTTTGAAAAACACGATCAAAATATCTATCTGCAGGATCTTCTTTCACAAATCTATCTGGTGGCAACTCATTTCCATCTTCATCAGTTGGTGTACGTCCTTCTGTTGCGCGCATAGATTCTGGTTTTATATAATCACCCGGATCTCTTAAGAAAGGTGTTTTAGGTAAATATCCACTTCTAAATCTAATACTTATGTTCCAATCAGAATCTCTAGTTGGCAAAGATCTTTGAATAAATTCTTCATATGCAGTAATTTCTCCATCCTCATCTTCATCAAATTCTTGGAAATCTATATCATCTAATTCTTCTGTCTGACCATCTAGTAATAAATCAAAATCTTTAACTTCGTCTGAAGTTGCTTCTGTAATATCATCATATGTTAATCCTCGTTCAACTAACATTACTTCCAATGTTTTATAAGTCGGAATAGCATATGCCTTTCCATTAATTATAAAAAATACACAAAATACTCTATTTGTTATATCTTCAGCATCTGGATCAATAGTTTGAGGTCCTCCTGAAATATATAAATCATGAAAGTCTCCTAAATCTGTTTCTGAATTAACTAAAAATAATCCGGACGGTGCAGGCTCTTCGATTGTTACAATTGTATCATCTTCTTCAGCATCTTCAAAGAATTCCCACTCTTCATCAATTAATTCATCTAATTCATCTTCATCTACTGTTGGATATAATTTAGTCATTTGGTATGGAGCAAATCTATCCTTTTCTGTTGATACTCGTAACACGCCTTTTTCGTTTCTAACTGCCGAATCAAATTTTTCTCGTGACGATATTGTTCCAATTTCAGGTTCTGTTTCTGCTGATGTTCTTGTTGTACCTGGCTGATTTGGAGTTAATTGATTTTGTCTATATAGAAAATCATCTGGAAACTCATCTCTCATTATACTAAGTAACATTCTATTTTGGTCAAATGCATTCAGAGTTTCTTCTCCAGATGCAGCTTGTACAAACCTGTTGTTTCCTAACGGATTTTGCTCTTCCGTCCTTTGTTCTGAATTATTTGCTATTGCGTCACCGCGTATTTCTTCTGCCATATTAATTTACCACTTTGAAATAAAAGTCATCAAATGTTTGTACATCATCTGCCCTTTCACATTTTAACATTATTTTATAATATCTTTCAGGCATGAAAGAATCCATTCTTAATTTGAAGTAGCTGCCATTACTATCATCACTTATTTTAGTCTTTGAATCAGAAAATACATTTGTAAAAGGAATAACAGTTTCATTAGTTACAGAATCTAATATAGAATATGAACTTGAATTAGGAAGTCTTTCTCCTGTTAAATAAAAAGATGACGTCGCATATGATCTAGTTGGAAATTCTGGACGAACGCCTATTCTAAATTTTGCAATCTCTGTTGTTCTGTATTCTGATTTTATATTTTTTATATAAGGAACATATGTGTCAGATGATATTACTGATTTAGTACCAGTACTAGTTTTATCATCCCAACATACTTCTAATCTTGGTACATATATTGTATGTGTTTCTCTACCAAAGAATTTTAACGATCCTAAATTTTCTCCTGATATTTCATCTGTATAAGGACGTTTTACCATGAAGCCATTATTTGTTATTGAACTTGCTCTCCATTTTTCAACAATGTCTGTTACATTCATTCTTATATCAGGAGCTTCATTACTAAAAGATTGACTTGCTTCATATCCAGAACCAGTTATCCATGTTCCTCCACCATTATCTTGCTCTGTTGTTCCCATTTGGCCATTACTATGTGCCGAACCTGTTAACCATGCAATATAATCTTGTCCTCCGCCATCTCCTGTTCTATAATACCATGAAGCTCCTGCTTTATTAATAGGCTCATCTCCAAAACTACCATTTCCATTTGACCATGATTCGGAAACAGGAAAAGCTTTAATTGAATAAGAATGTAATAAATCTGATGCATCTGCTGCTCTTAAGTTAAGAAATACAGATGCTGATGTAGCATTTTCATTATTAAGTGCAGGAATATCTCCTGCCGATATTGCATTTGTTATAGCAGTTATTTCAGTACCAAAATCAATCAATACTCGAGAATTATATGTATTAGCTTGTACAGCCCCATTAAGTTTTGAACCAGAAACTATTTTTGTAATTTCTAGTATTTGATCAATTCCTGTATTTTGTTTTGGAAATTTTTCAAATAATGTTGTATCTCTCTCTGCGTAAAATATTCTATACATAATTTATCCCTACGGTTTAATCGCTTTTCCTTTTATATCTTTATTAGGATATTTTATTTCAAATATACTTGGGTCTAATGATGGATACAAAATATTATTTTTTATAGCACTATTAATGTCATATACATTTCCGGAATAACCCTCTTCAAGAGCATGAAGATTAACAAGATCTAATGTTGGCACACTTTGTACACCTTCTACCTTATCTAATTCTGTAATAAGACCTGATATACTTATTGGTCCATTAATTTGCATTCTTTCGTTATGCAATATTGTTTTTAATCTATCAATACATCTTAACACAACTTCATGAGAATTGTAACTAGGTTGAGGTATCACTTCAAATATAACTCCTAAGTTAATAACAAATGCTGACTTAAGGTTAAGTGCATCCGTCAACATTCTGTATTGTGATAGATATGTTCTTAAATTTTCTTTTAGAGCTTGATTACATGATATAAACTTATTATCATTATCATATGCCAATAAATACATATTTAATGCATATGGATTTGAAATTGTTTCTGATGGATATGTTTTATCATGGGTGTTTATTTGTGTATCACCTACTACATATGCTTTAGCTACAGAACCAAACCTTGTTGGCATAGAATATACTCTAGCAATATAATCTTCTCTAGTGATTGTTCTATTTTGTGCTGCAAATGTAGCAATTGCATTTTGTCTGATATGTTCTAGATCTTGTTTAGCTTTTGCTCCAGTAGCAGGCTCTGAATTTGTAATAGCAACAGACCCTTTTTGTTCTGTTAAATTAATTAATCCAGTTTCGTTAAGATATTCGATATTATCAATAATAGTAATAGTATTAACTCCTACATTTTCTGCAACACTTCCTCCTACAGAATACTTAACTGTTAATGTTATATTTGACGGAACCAATCCATATGTACTAGTATATAAAAAGTTAGTTGGATCAACATTACTAGTTGTTGTTCTTCTTAAATATTCTAATCCATGTCCTACATTTTTTGGATTTGGAATTATTTCTTCATCAGCATCAGATGAAACACCTGAACCAAATTGTATTTCTAATCTTCCATCATTTCTTAATCTAGTAACAAATCGTCTAGGCGTCTTCCTTAATTTAAGAATATATGGAACTGTTGATCTATACTCTGATAATTCTGGATCATTGAATTGGATATTTGCAATATCTTCCATAACAGTATCTTGTGCTAAATAATCTACTTCATGCCATATATTACCATTTGAATCCTTTACTTCTAAAATATCAATTACATTATCTTCTGGTAGAATAATTTTATCATATGGTTTAGGATCGTCAAATCTAAACTCTAAAGTTACTAACTCTCCAGAAATAATATTAATTTGCTTTTTTAATAAATAACGAGCAACATCTCCAGAACTATTTATTTCATATACTGTTATTTCTGGATCTTGATTAAAATCTAATGGTTCTTCCGTATGGTATATTTGTCCGGCTCTTGTTGCAACTTCCATACCACTAGCTACTGTTAATGCATATTGCATATCTGGCTTTTCTGCACCTCCACTTCCTTTTGATGGTACTAATTGAAAAACATCTAATTTGCAAGTTGCCGGCGAATTTAGTTTTGGCTTATAACCAAATAATTGTGATAACATTAATATATTACCAGTTTCTTGAGCAGATGATAACATTGATTCTCTAAATGACGTATCTGTATAGTATGATAATACATCACCAACATAAGATGCCATTTCTATAAACATCATACCTGGTGACGATTCATTAAAATCTTGATATGTATTTGGAAAATAATTTTTTGCAAAGTTTATTAAGTTTTGTCTAAACTGAGCAAAATCTTTATTCAAATACTTTACGTCTTTTTTTACTAAATTTCCCATCTGTAATTTCCCTTTAATATGTATCTGCTATTGCACCTGCTGTTCCTGATCCACCGCCTTCACCTAATCCACCAAATGTATCAGCTCCTATTGTTCCTGTTTCAACTAAGATTCCGGGTGTCCCATCATCTATAATTGCATCACCTACAGAAAATTCATTTTCTGAAGCTAAAATATTAATTACTAATTCAGATCCAATTGTTGTTATCTTAAAATGTAATGCTATAGTTAATGTATGCATCTTTGGATCTGGTGTAACATTTACGTCATTGACTTGTATATATGGCAACCAATATGCAATATCTTCTTCTAAAACTTGTAATAACGTCTCTCGCAACTCACTAGTATTATTTTCAAAAAGTACCGTACGAATACTTGTCCCAAATCTAGGTTGCATCACACGTTCACCTTTTGTAGTTAATAATAAATTTTTAAGATTTGAAATAGCTTGTTCTTCAGTACTATATGTTTGTACAAATACCGAACCACCAGATCTTGAACCAGATGCATAATTGAGGCTATCAGGTCTGCCGGAAGCAGCTTTACCAAATGGCAATGATATACCTAATGCAATATCAGGTTGGTCATTTATTGGTCGATATTGGTATACTGATCTAGCCATTTATTATCTTCCTTTTTTCTTATCTATTGCTTTCATTAAAGCAGAATAATCTTTTGTCATTATACCTACTGTTTTTGCAACACTTTCATTTGACATATCAATTGGTTTACCATTAGTATCATGAGTTGCTAATGTTTGTGGTTGTCTAGATGGTGCTGCAAATGATTCAGCCATTTCTGATCTAAAATTCATTGTACTATAATCTGTTAATCCTTGTGGCGCTGGTGTTGCAGCTGTTTCATTTAACAAATCATTTAACATTGTATTTTTTGTAAACTGCTTTTTAGCTATTGGTTTATTATCTGTAGATGGCTGTTCTGCTATTTCAGATAAATTTATACCATGGTTTGTAACTGTTGTTTGTTCGTTCAGAACTTCTTTAACTGCTAGACGAACTTCTTCCCTAATAACTTTCCGTAATAATTTAACGAATGATTGTGTCTTCATAGTAATTTCCCTTTTTAATAAATATGTTTGAATGGTAAATTAGAAGAATTTGAACCAGGTTATTCTAATCCTATCCATACCAAAGGAGGTGCTGGTGCCGGCGGAATACCAGGCGGTAAAATTGTATAGATTAATGTTCCACTAATTATCTTAACATGATTCTCACAAGCCTTCCTAAAAGCTGCCGCAACTAGTTCAGGTTTTTTTAATTTCCATGCATCACTTAACTGTTTGTTTAATGGTGTTGGACTTCCTGGTATTAATATATTATGAGTTATTACCGGTAATATTCCAATTGGTAATGTAGTTGCTGGTGGAGGAGGAGGAGCACCTGGTCCAACTCCGATCCATGGTGTTGTATGTCCTACATCACCTATTAAATTTTTACCAGTCCAATAAGCTACTATTGATGTAGCAGCTGGCATCCAATCTGTTGGCGTTAATTCTTTTTGTAATTTTAGTCCAGAAGAAAATGTTGTTTCAAATCCTTTATGAATTACTCTCGATTGTAATCCTATTACTTTTGATACAAAAGGAGAAAATGTAGGAACTTGTTTTGGTCGACCAAGTTTAACAGCTGTATGATATAAAGTGGATATTTTTTTTGCAACAGAATTATATGTTTTACCTTTTCTTATATCACGGAGTTCTATTTCTACTCCCTTTTCAAAAGCATCCCAAAATAAAGGCATTATTGTTTCATCTTCTTTATTTTCTTTTCGATAGCTTCAATTTTCTTTCGAATAGACTTAGTAGTTGTTGAATTTTTTGTTGCCATACCTTTTGATTTGACAAAAGCACCAGCATTAATTGGTGGACCTGATGGTCCAACCGGAGTAGGATGAATTGATGTTGCATTACTCTGAGCAACTGCTCCAATTTCTTTATGTGCAGCCTCTAAATTTTTATTCTGTTTTATTACTTCTTGGATTAATTTATGAATCTGTGTAAAAAATTCATCCATATCTGTTTGCCATTTAGGTGTTGCAATTTTAACATCTTTTTTAGCTACTAATACAATTTCATCTTTTTTAGCATTAAAAATTAATCTATCAGAACCTATAATTACTTGAGGTTTCAAATAAATTGCAAATGGATCTACTCCTTCGCCTAATTTCTTTTGTGCTGTCTTAAACTTTTCAATTTTTTGTGATGATGTTAAATATATCCAACTTTTGTCATCATCTGGATTTTCTATAGCATAGTATTTACTTGAAGGATTTCCTGTTTGTGCATCTTTTATACCACATGTTAATGTTATAATCGGATCATGTGGTTTTACGCCTTTCCAAAATGGTTTTTTCTTATAAGGCAACATTATTAAATGTGTCGATGAAAATCTTAAAACACTACCCCACCTGTCCTGTCTTATAATATCTCCAGTATATGGTTGAATAGTAGTAATTTTCTTTTTCAAAAATGTAGGCTGTATAGGCCTAATTCCAGGCAATGATAATGATACAGCATCTGGCATATAAGATCGGCCACTTACTGCTGCATTTTGTAAAAATGGCATTATTGTATTATTAACTTGGCCATGTGCGTTAATTAAACAAACATAATAATATTTTTGTACTGTAAATACAATACCACGACCGTCAGCTGCTTTTACAACTAAAACTTGTTCACCATATAATGGTACATTTATTTGTGTTGGATCAATTGGAGATGCCCATACTTCTGACGATCCTCCACTTCCTGCACCACGAAGTCTTACACGTACAGTGCCTGGTGGATGTACTAACCCTGTTATATTTCTATACTTACCGTATTGTGTCGGAAAGTGGGTCTGAAGTACTTGTCCTATCGCTATCTGTGTCTGTCCTGCCATTAGGTTCCTGTTGTTTTATATTTTCAATTTCAGCTTCAGCTTCTTCTAGAAGACGCTTTCTTTCTTCTTCTGATAATCCAAATTCATTGCCATCATCCTCTTTTGAGTTAGCCGTTACTAATCGTTGAACTACAGCTGCTAATTTAACTAATGCATCATCGTTCTTAACTGATACTTCTAAATAGTCTTTGATTAATGGAACTATAACTGTTGCGTCTCCTACATTTTTTATCATTGGTTCTAAACTTTTTATTAAAGTATCTATTTGTCTAGATTTCTTTTTAGAATTATGATATACATCGCGCATTAGATCTGAAAAGTTTGTTCCCTTAAATAATTCGAATTCTGCACCCATAGTAGTCCTTTATTATAAATATAAGAACTATCCTTTTTGATGAACAATGTGTCCGGACACCTTATATACTTGATACATTTTCATGTAATCTCTTTTCATTACATTGATTACTTTAGTAATGTTCTGAGTTTTAAGTCCGGTACGTTCTCTTATAAGAATATATAAAGCTTTTTTATTGAAATTTTCAATATTATCTCGCATCCTAAATAGTTCTAATATAGTATCTGCTACAATAATATCTCGTTTATTACTAAATACATTATTCATATTATCATCATACCACTCACACCATTGATTAGTAAAATCTTTAAGTGATTCTTGATGGTCTGATAAAGCTACTTCAGCACTAATGTTTCTATTATCATCTAGTACGGATAAATCAGAACGTTGTTTTAGTTTTGCATAATTAGCATTATTTTGTATTATTAGATAATTTTTAGCAACAATTGAAAAATATGAAAATGCTTTACCTTTGCCTTCTTGAAATTTATTTATCTTTTGTACTAAAAATGCAACTACCTCTGCTTTAACATCTTCATATGGTACATCAAAATAACTAAACCTAAATGTATGATAAATATTTTCTACTAATTTGTTAAAAGGATAATTAATAAATTCTGAAAAAACTCTATTTCTTTTTGAATAACTAGGTTCAAAATTATATGCAATAATTGCTTTGTCTGTTATGTATGTAAAGTATTGTTTTTTAGTTGGCTTTCTACCTCTTCTTTTTCGAGGACCATTTTCCTCAATATCTTTCATCTCTGCATCATGCCATATGTAAAATTTATCTACTGGTGATAATTCCTTTTGTTCTTCCATTAAAAGCCTCTATTTAAGTCTTCATACATTTCTCGTAATTCTTTGAAGATAAACCCTGTTTCATCATCTGCCTCAAATGAACCTATTCTATCAATTTGTCTTAATTTAGAATTTGATTCTCCAACTCGAGTTTTAAGTCTTTGAAAAAATGTATAATATTCTGTATTTGAATTCTCTAATTCTTCTATATATTCAGATTGAGATTCTTGTTTTCTTAATTGATTTATATTAACAAATACTGATACTGTTAATAGTATTGATAATATTATTATTGTTGTTATCATATTACTTATCTCCAAATAAATCCTTAAACATTTCTTTTGCATTTATATTAGTATTTGCATTAGATAATGTTTTTTTAGGATATTGTTTTTTAATTGGTGTAGATGACTTTGGCTTACCTTTATACCACATTTCAAATTCAATCCTAGCTGCCATTGCATCAGCTTGATGCATTACATATCCTAAATTAGTTTTTAATTTTGAATCAGCTGTTCTTGACATAAAATATGGTTTATTACTTTCATCATATAGGCCATCTGTTAATTTAATTCCTAACATTTCGTTCCAAGTGATGCTAATGTTATAATGTTGCAATAACCATATAGATAGGTCATTTACGAGGCTAAAAGGGTTGTTAGGATTAATCTTATACATCTTACCTTGATTCTTTCTATGCCACTCAGAATCATTAGGAATGTATACTTCATTACCTTCTCCTGGAAATCCCATTTTACCTATATCATGATTTAATGCTACAAATAATAATTCTTCTTTTGTATAACCCGACATGTCTGCTCCCATTTCAGTCCATAATGAATGAACTTTTTGAGCACACTTAATAACTCTTAAAACATGATCTACATATCCACCTTCAAAGGCATTATGATAATGATCAAAACTTGATGCAGGTTGTACACACATTCTTTCTTCTAAATCTGTATACATTGCTAAAAGTTTTTCTTTTCTTTCTCCTGTAAAATTATCATTGATAATCTTAATAAGGCTTTCCCAATTTTGTACTATTTGTTCTGCTGATAATTTCATATCTTATTATTTTATTGATAACATTGCTATTTCTGATTCTCTTACTAACACGTACGTCTCTCCTTCAAGTTCAACTTCATTATCTCCTTTCAATAATCTTGAATGTAATAATACTGTATCACCTTCGTTACATGTCATAGGAATCCTATCACCAGTTTGAGTAAATAATCCTGGCCCTACTGCTATTACTTCAGCATTACTATAATTACTTACATTATTGGTTAATATAATTCCACTTTTTGTTTTTTCTTGTTTTGCTTCTGCTTTTACTAAAAGCTGGTCTCCCATTGGTTTCATTTTCATAACTATTCCTTTTATATAATTGTATCAATTACTCCTATTTCTCGAAGCTCTTCCGATGTTAAAAATAAATCATTTCGCATTTTATTTTTCCACCAATCTGCATCCTTTTTTGTTTTTTCTGCTAACATACCATAAATAATCTTTTCTAGACTTTTTACATTGTCTAAATAAGCTGTTATGTCAGACATCTTACCTCCTAAAAAACTAGATGATTGATGAAACATAACTGTTGATCTTCTACTCATCATTCTTGTTCCAGTACCACATGTTAAAATTATAGCTGCTGCCGAAAATGCTCTACCTCTACAAATTGTATTAACTTTAACGTCCAATGATTCAATATAATCTATTATACCAAACATTTCGTAAATATCTCCTCCTGGAGAATTAATCATTAAATTAATTGGAGCTGTCTTATCTTTTCTATGTTGTAATAAACTCCTCATTCTAATAATAAAATCAGTCAATGTTGTATCATTAATTTCGTCATTTATAAAAATAACTGAATCTTCATAATCCAATTGTGTACCTAATTGATTATGCAAAGATTCATATAATGAACCAATTGGTCTATCACCAACTTCTTCTTTCAACGGAACTTTAGGTTGCTGTTCTTCGTATATACTCATCTTTTCCCTTTCTAATTTATTTTAATATAATGAAAATAATTCGTAAGTCAAAAGATTAACGTATCTTTTTTAATTCACGTTCTAACTTTCTTAATTGTGATGTACTTGATTTGATATCCTTTTTCCATTTAGCCTTCTTAAGATCACCTCTTACCATTATCATTTGTTGTAATATCTTATCTTTAAGATCTTCTTTTTCTTGTTTTGAAAGTTTCTTTTTTGGTGTTCGATCGATTTTGGTAGGCTCTAATGTTCCTTTTAATTTAGGCTGTTCTTTACCTTTATGAAATACATTACCTTGTGGATCGACAAATTCTTTCATAAATTGCCAACCTCGAGGTCGACCTTTAGAAACATATCCTCCTTTAATTTCAGGTGGTCCTACTGTTTGACAAACACATTTATAACATAGTACTGCAGTAGAACCTTCGCCTACCTCTGACCATCTATTACATCTAGGCTTATCACCTAGAAATTGAAATGACCAATGTTTTTGATCTACAATACTGTTTCGGCAAATCATATATCGTTTGCCATCTCGTCTTTTTGTTTTGAATTTATGTGTAACTTTTTTTGCCATAATATATAAATTATTTAATAGTAATTTTTCTTTTTAATTATCTTCTGTTTCGGAGGTTTCTTTTCATCATAAATATCTTTCTTCACTTCTTCCGTTTTAGGTGTAGCTAATATTTCTTCATTCTTTTTAATCATTTTTTCTTGATCTAATTTTTCATCTTCAATGACTATTTCTTTATTTGCCCATTCGCCTAACGGCTCTCTCATATCAGGAACTTCTTCTTTAGTAACTGTTTTAGGTTTAATTTGTGCAAATGCAAAGTTAGCAGCAACGACCATCGCAATTGCTAGCGGATCGAATACAAATATAATTAACAGCAAGAACCAATTAACAACTTGTCCCATATCTTTACCGGTTGTTTCTGACAGATATTTTAGAGGACCTAATTCTCTTTGTTCTTCGTTACCCATTTCAAGTTCTAATAGTTCTGTATCAAGTCTCATGATAGAATCTTGTACAGCCTCTAACTTTAGATTTATATTATTTCTATCATCAATTGTTGCAGTTAATTCTGATTGTAATGCTTTTCTTGCTGATGAAGAAGATGTTGTTATTACTTGGCCGGCTTCTTCTGAATAATAAGATACTTGAGTTGGATTAGATAATGATGTTCTTAAGTCAGATATAGTTGTGTTCAATTGTGTTTTTTCTAATGTTAGATCTGTTTTGTTTTCTTCAAACCTATTTTGTTTAGTTTGTAATACTAATAATGATTTATCTAAAAATTCAGATTTAGTCGCTGTCTCTTGATATGCTCCAGATAAGAATCCATATATACCACCACTAGTAATTACCATTAAAACAAATACTGCTACAGATAAATAAAATCTTAAGAACTTATTAATAGTATCCCAATATTGATACAATAAAGAAGCACATACAAGTTTAGCAAATTCTAATGAACCTGCCATTATTATAACTTGTGTGCTCGCTCCTGCAAATAGTTTACTTAAACCAAATACTGAATAGAACGCAGCTGAGCCTGAAACGGCTAATGCGGCTAGTCCTATTAAAAATGGAAATAGCCTTGCTTTCATATTTAACTCGCTGTTACTCTGTCTGTAATAAACTTTAGTTTTTGACGAATAGTACGAAATCTATTTCTTGCTTCAATAGGGTCAATTGCTAATCCACGTTCTACGGAATTATTGAGTATTAAAATCATATTATCTACTTCGTCTAACTGTCTAAGTACATTTTCTCTGTCTTTCATATTAAAACCTTTTTATTATTATATGCATAAATATTGCGATATTCTAAAAGTGCTAACTCTTTTGCCTTAGCTTCTATTACAATATCTAATTCAAGACCATATGTATTAATCTCATCTCGAATATAATCTGAATGTGCTTGTGCCCTAATTTTAGGATCTTGGAACTCTCTTGCTCTACTTTCTGAATAATGAGTACATTGTCTTATATTATCGGGCCATGTAGTTGCAGCTAATTTTAATGCTGCTTCTTCTGATAATTCATCTGGATGGAATGTATGGTGATGGTAATCAAATGTAATTGGGATGCCTATCTCTTTATGAAAATAGTCATATAACATTTTTGTTGACCACATACTAGGCTTGTCATCATTTTCTAATACTAATCGTTTCTTACAACTATCAGATAATTTATGCCAATTCTCAATCCATCTTTTTGATGTACCATCAAAGTCACCACCATAAGAACCACCTACATGAATATTAATTTTATTTTCAAAAGAAGGTTCAAACCCCATAATATCAAATGTTTCACTATGTCGTTCTAAACTAATCAATGTACGTCTTACAACTTCTGGATTCGGAGAACCTAACACATTGAATGGTCCTGGATGGGTTGTAATCCTAATTCCATTCTCACGTGCATAGTTACCACATTCTAATAATTTTTTTGCTATTTCATTAAATTGAGGCAATTGATGTAACTCATATTGATCGTGCCACGGAAATAATTCAGAACCTAATCTAAACAATTTAATTTTATGATCGTTATTCCATTGTAAATAATGTAACAAGTCATTTGCATTTAGTAATGTCCTTTCACCTAATAAATGCAAATCCCAATCTACAGGATTATCTGAACCATGTTGCCATGTTGCTTTTCTGGCTGTTCTCGATGTAGTAACTCGGCCTCCTAATTTTTTTGGACGGTTAGTTAGTGTCATATTGACACATGCATAACCTAATCTTACTTTTTCATTCATACTTTAATATATAAAATTTATTTCGTAAATCCTAGACATTTCTACCATTTTCATAAACATGTTTTACGGTCGGAAATCTTAAACTCAATCCCCCTTGTTGATTTTTAGTTTCTTCAAAATATTGAACGGTAATTGTCTTACCAATAATTAAATTTGGATTGGCTTCATACTTCAATCTTTGCTCTTGATTCCATCCAGAACCAACTTTTACTTCATGTCCTTTATGATTAATATAAGCTTGAGCCATCATTCTAACTACCTCTTCTTTTCCATCTCTTATAATTCTATGATCTTCAAAATCAATACTCTCAACTTTATACTCTGCATCATAAAACTTTTTTACCTTCAATAAGTTTTGTGATCTCTTACCTTCATAACCAACATTTTTTCTTAACATAACTCCTTCAAATCCTTTATCTTCTGCTTTACTTTTTAATGAAGCAAAATGGTCATCATCACTGACAACAATTTGTTCTAGGACTGATAATGAATCTTGGTCTGCAATCTTAGTATCTAATTTAGCAAATCTAGCTATTCTTACTACTAATGGTATCTCACTTATCTTGGCATCAAATTCTTTTAATGTTAAGTAATCAAACATTACATATTTAGGACTTTGAATGGTATGATCTTTCCTTTTAATTTGTTTCATTATACCTTGAAAATCTTCATTTCCGTCTTTGTCCATCAAACAAATTTCACCATCAAATACAACTCCTATAACTCCTAATTCTTTAATAGCATCTTTAACAACCTGTAATGTCGTAAATTCATTTCCTTGTCTAGAATAACATTTAACATTACCTTGATAATCAACGATTGTAATACATCTTACACCATCAAGCTTTCTACTTGCAAACCATACATCATTCCAATCAACTCGTTTAGGATCAAACTTATTTGCTAATGCAACATCAAAGGTTGGAATCAAATTTGGAATAACTTTATTAATAACTGATTCAGAAGCTCTAATTTCTAAGTTTCTATCTATAATACTAAAGATCAAATCTTCATATTCTTTATGTTGAAGTATAAATGCATTTACCATTGCAATTGCATCATGTCCTGTATATACTCTATCATTAAGGTCGTTTAACAATGTAAATATACTATCATGAATCTTATTCATATCACATATGTCTACATTCTTTTTACATGTCTTACTGGTTACATAATACTTCTTATAAGGATCTAATGCATAAACTAATGCACTCTTAATAAATGGATTCTTACCATAAGCATTAATAATGGTCTTCTTAGCATTAAGAGAACTATTTGCTTTCATTTCATCTACAAATGCTTGGAGTACTTTCAGGTCTTCTTTCATATTTTTCTTTTTATTTATATAATAAAGATAAGGAATATATTTCAATTAGGCAAAGCTTTTTGAAGCTTTTTACCAAAAAATTAATGATTTTTTAATCTTAAATTAATGTGGTCTATCTTCATTTATTCTATTTATTATTAGATGAAAGAAAAAATTGATATAACACCTGCAATATACATTACTATTATGATAGTAGTATTTATTCTTGCGGTATAGTATTAGCAGATTGGTTATCCCAACCTAATATTTCTGCTTCCTGGATTGTTTCACAACAGTAAAATAATCCGTCTTTCCTTAACAACGTATCAGACCTAGTCCATTGTTTAAGAACTTGTTGATCAAATCCTTGTTTGAGACTAGATTCTTTGATAATACGTTTTATCAAATATTTCTTTCCGTTATAATCTATAAATTGGTAATTGAACACTGCGGGCTGGTTTAGTTAATTGTCTTTAGTTCCAAATTTAGATTGTAACCAAATTCTTTCATGGAAGTAATATAGAATAAATTTAGTAAATAATTCTAATGCTCCAATCTTTAAGCCCATTATAGGACTGCCAGTTATGATCCATCCTAAGGCCATTGTATCTAATGTCCCTACAATTCTCCAACTGATAGCTTTTAATATGCTTCTTAATTTAGTTACTTTCATAATTCAGTTCTTCTTACTTGATTGTAACTGATTTTGGTTTTGCTTCATCTGCTAATGGCGCATAGAGATGTAACAAACCTTTCTCTAATTTAGCTTCTAATTTGCCGAGGTCAAATCTTCTACTAATTCTCCATCCAAAGTCAAATGCTCTTTTTGCAATATTCTTTTGGATATAAGTTGGTGCCGGTTTATCCGACGGATTTGATTCTATAGTTGGCTTTTTATATACTACCTTTAAGATATCTCCTTCTATTTTTAGATCAATATCTTTTTTGGCTAATCCAACGCATGCAATGTCAATATTAAGTCCGTCTTTGAACTCATATATATCTACTGGATGGTTAACTCTAATTTGATTGAATGGAGCAAAGTCTTCTTCGCTCTTAAAAAAATCCCTAAACAGGATGTCGAACGGCGATGTGCCGAAATGTGTTAATTGTGTCATAATTAAATCTCCTTAAATAATTTAATGTTAATAAAAAATAAAATAACCGACCAACCCGCAGTGAAGTTCAATTATTTAATATAAATATACTAATTTTTCGAGAAAGGACCTACCTTTCCGACAATTTTGTATGCTCTGAAGTATCTATAAAGATCCCATTCAGATTTTTTTTTGTCAATTCTAGATAATAATAATCCATCATTGACTACTTTAGCAACAAATTTATTAATAGCTTTTAGACTATCAGAATTCAATTGTAATTCTTCTGGTAATAATGTAACTGCTAATCTGTAATCACCAACTTGGTAATCTTCTGTTGATACCATTTTAATTGGCGGAATACTTCTTGACAATCTTTCAACTTGTTTTACTACTGCATTTTCAACCCCCATTTGAGTTGCATCAAATAGAAATTCAATTTTTTCTGTATCATCTAGTGCTACAAATAAATCAAAGTCGCCTTCTAATATGTCAAGTTCGTTTAGTTTCATTATCCTAATAATAAATTTTTGTTACTACGAGTATCATTTATTTCTCTCACAACAAACATGTTATGAAATTGAAGTAATGATAATTGTTTACGTCCTGCAAAATATGCTTCTGCTTCTTGTTTACTCGAAACTTCAACTACATTAATATGTTGAGTTGATTCATTAGCTCCTTTTGTATACATTCCAAATTTTGTCATAGTTCCCTTTTATATAAATATCAAATATTGGTTCCTTTTTTTATTGATGCGTTCGAAATTAATTCAGAAATTTTATTCCATCGTTCTTCTGCGGTCAATAAATTTATGTTTAGTATATCTAATATATGTTCTGATAAATCTCCGCTTACGATTACTGCGTCTACACCTTTTGTAAACCAATCGATAACAGCTTGATTGCCATCAGTACGATATAATCTTATAACTTGGTCATCATCTATATATCGTTTATGAAATCCCATTATCTCATCATACCCATTTTATATCTACGATTAACTACTTCTTTTGCAGTTTCCATAGTTCTAGAAATCATATCTAATTCTTGATATGTAACATCGAATGTTTTACCACCTATATGTAATTTTCCAATTACTGGCTTTTCTGGTTGGTCTTCAAACATTTTTTGTGCAACGTTTTCATTGATTTCAAAATCAATAGTCCCATATAATTTTCCATTGCGTCTAACATATTTTTTGTCGTACTGTGCTGTATTGTTTACGTATCCCATATTCTTAATTTTTATAAATTATTATTGTAAATGTTCCATCAGAGAATGTATGATCTATTGCCACACCTCCAAATTCTTTTTGTGCCCAATTAAATATATCACCTGGATTCCAGTTAATAAGTCCATCACCATCTCCTTCTAACATATCAGATGTTAATAAAACTATTAAACCTTTTTCAGCATGTTTATACATTTGTTTAATTGTTGCTTGCAAATACTCCATATCATTTTTTGTAGTATCCGCATCATATCGTAAATTACTAGAATTGATATTCATACACCAATCAGCTGTTTCATCATCCGACAAATTAAACCAATCAGCACACATTAAATCAACTTCGTCATTATATACCTTCTTACCGGCATCTATTAATTGTTGATTAAAATCTATTCCTAAATAATCTAAATCTGCTTTGAATTCTGTTTGATAAAATCTTTCAAAGTCACCTCTTGCACAACCAAAGTCTAATACGCTATCTTCTTCTGGTATGTAGTTTGCAATAACACGATATGTATCCCATTGTTGTTCTCTACTTTCGAAACCAACCGCCTCTGATGAATACTCTAAATATTCAGGGTCGAAGTCTGCAGGATCTTTCATTTCTGCCTTTTCTTCTTTAGTTGCTTCGATTTCAGTTGCTCCGTCTACAACAGCTACTTCTGTATCAGATTCTAAAATTTCTGTATCATCTACTACTTCTTTAGGTGTTTCCATTTTTATAAATGCATCAGGATCAAATTCTTGTTCTTCTGGTCCTCCTGGGACTACTTTCGCGTCATCATCTTCTATAGGCGAAAAGTTTTCTTTAATGTGGTTATTATCGTTTTGCATATCTACCTCGTCTTTTACGTTTATTAATTCTATTTAATTTACTTTCAATAGCTGTTAAATCCATTCTAGATGGATGTGTTCTATTAAAATTTTGTGTTGTTTTACATGCTATTGCTGCATATTCCCAAGCTTTATCTTCATCAGATGTCCGGGGCATATAATAATCTTCTGCAATAAATATGTCTCCGGACATTATTCGAGTTCCACCCTCTCCATGCTCAACATAAGCATTTGGAAATTGAGTTAATACTCTTTTTCTGATTCTTTCTTTTTTTATCTCTTCTCTCATATTAAAATGATCTAGGTCCTTGCGTTGGAAATATAAAATCATTTCTCTTTTCCATCTGTCCCATCACTCCTCCATTTTCTCCGTCAAAATATAAATCAATATTATCAGCAAAATTGCCTCTCGTATGACCTACACCATCTTTTGCAAATAATCTAGTAGGAGTTACATCTCCCGCATCTGCTGCTTTATTCCAAGATTCTGTCATTTTAGAATCTATCACTGCATATGAATCTGAATATTTATTTCTTGCTTTATCTACTGGAACTAAAACAAAGCCTTGACCAGCTTCGCTTCGTAAATCATAATATGTTTTCTTATCAGCTGATCTACGATTTGTAATTACTCCTACTTGTAATTTTCCATTTGGTAATTTTCCATTTGTACGAAAAATTACTTTGTCATTAATTTCATACTTAATCATATCTATTGTTTTTTAGTTTGGTTAATAACTTTACAAATTTGAGATTTAGAAACAGATTTTACTTCAAACTCTAATCCTGCTCCTTCAAAATCTTTAGTAACTAATTCTTCTGCATGAGTTACAGATACTGCATCTACTAGATATGTTTCTGACTGCCATTTAACTCCCTTCGGGGTATCGGTTGCAATCTTAACCTTACTTACGTAATAAGCCATAATTTCAATTTTTAATTATTATTTATTTAATATAAGGACTTTATTTCAAATATCCTAATCTTTTGTTAACTTTTTTAGATAGATTCGTTATACCAACTATTATCTAATTCTTTTGAACAAGATACTTCAACTACTCTAGGAGCATAATATATAAACCTAGCTCTACCTAATCCTTTTGTTTCAACTCGACTAATAAGACCTTTTCTTATACCTCTACGAATCATGTCGGCATATTTCTTATTTGATTGCATTGAATTGTTTCGATCATATCCAAAGGCTGCTTTGAATACTTCTGTTTCGGTCATAGGTCCTAATTTTTTTAAGGCATCAACCATTTCATGAACTGAATTATTTTTTGTCATTTATTAATTTTTAATCTCAGGCCAATTTCAGGCTTGACCTCTAACCTTTTTATCATATATAAAGATAAGAAAAAAATCTCATATAGGCAAATCTTTTTGAAGCTTTTTTACAGTAGGAAAGACGCATAAGCGCCTTTCCCCTAATTATATAAAAATATAAAACTATTTCTTCATAAAGAACGAAGCAATAATTACTAATACTACTAGTCCTACAAAGCCACCTTCACCAAGTGAAGTTACTAATGCAGAAAGATTAGCAATTACATCCATTCCAAATACTGTACCGCCTGTTAATACAGACCAAAGGATAGTTACAGGAAGTACTGCCATCATAATTGACATTA